TAGCATCTACGAATACTGGGATGACAGCACCCCATACAACCCTGAGCAAACTAATCTACCTAAGAAGATTAAGATCAGGAATGCTGAGACTGATACCATTTCACGTACAGCAAAGTGGGCAATGTATCAAGAGTCCCACGACAATACCAGCACGATATGGTATAGTAATCTTAGTCGCTCTAAGAACTCACAGTTCAGAGACTATCGCTTTATTATTGAGGACGCAACTTAATGACAGGATTTTGGGATAGGAGACTTGCAAAGTCCCACAAGGAACTCAAGTCTCTTACCAATGCAATACAAGAGTCCAAAGAGGACCCCAAGAAACTTCGGAAAAAGATTAAGAGAATCAGTAGATATTATAAATCTACGTTAGGAGAACTTGCTCGCCTAGACGATTCCATATATAATGTTATGGAACAACCACAGGGGGATGCTGATGGCGACAAAGGAACAGAAGTTGAGGGGGATGAGTCTTCTGATAGAGAGTCTGATCGAACCGAACTCTGAACTAAGAGCAGACGCACACGAACAGAAGTGTTATCACGAACTAATGATGTATCGTGATGACTGCATTAACTATTGTCGTCGTAAGTATGAGGAGATCTCCTGGAATGATTAATCTTCACGAACGATACGGTCACTATATGCATAACGAGCGTCTCGTGTGGGAAGATGCAGGAGAACACATTGTCGCATATGGTTGGTGTGACAATGGTAAGTCATTGACTGGACACTATGTATTGACAACGACAAAGAAACTACTGTATGATCTTAAGGGTAAACTATTAAGTATCGAAGATCGTGAAGAAGTTACTGCGGATATGGAAGTATTCGCTCGGTAGTTTTTCTGATGACAAGACAGAACCCTATGACAATTACATATGCGGTGTACGTACTATTCTATTTGTCTCTTACCTTGTCACTAATTGTTTTATTGTCAGCGGGGTGATCCGCCATTGGGATGATCGACCTATTTCCAACACAAATTTATCCTCAACAACACACGGATCCTGCAATCATTGAAGAGGTTGATAGTACAATCTCTTACCTAGAGGAGACAGGGGACTGGCAACACAGTTCTTACCTGTCTCCTTATGCTATGCAGGAAACTTTGCACGGCACTCACGCTAAGCAGCACCTCCTACAACTGTTTAAGAAGCATCCGATGCCTAAGTTAGAAACTTTCTTAGGTGAAGCGGTAGAGCATTACGTATCAAATACGAAGCTGCCCGTTCCTGATAGTGCTTCAGCATATATAGAACCATTGAAAGGTGCCTGGACAATATCCCAATCGTGGATAAATGTTTGCCCTAAAGGCAAGGCACAGGTTCGTCATACCCACGCAGGGCATCAGGTATCTGGTGTTTACTATCACCGTACTACACCTGAGATGGGTGGTATCCTATTCTACAATCCCAATCCATATTCTAAAATGTGTATGTTTGGGACAGAGGAAGGGATCTATTTTGAACCGACACCTCAGTCGGTTATACTGTTTCCTTCTTGGTTGGAACACGCCACCGAGAAGAACAACACAGACCTCAATCGTTATTCAATCGCGTTCAACGTACACTTGTATTAATTATGTCAGCACCAAAGAGCACAACTATCTACACCAAACCTGGTTGCCCTTTCTGCACCAAGATCAAAGAGGTTTACAAAATCAAAGGATGGAGTTATCGTGAGTTGGTACTCAATGAGAACTTCACCAGAGACCAGTTCCACGGTCAGTTCGGTGGGTCGGCAACGTTCCCACAACTGATTGTTGATGGTCAATCAACTGGTGGTTGCAATGAGTCCATTTCCGAGTTCAAAAAGAGGGGACTGATTTGACAGTTATGAGTGAGAAAGTAGACGAACTATGTGAGTTGGTTGAACGAGCACTGGATCACGCAATGGAGGGTAGGTTTCTTATGAAGATCTACCCTCATATGTTGAACCAGAAGTTCACTCGTAAAGAGTGTACGTTGTTCATTGAATCATCTACCGCAGCGAACTTGTCTATCACTTGTTATGATCTAGAAAAATACATCAAGGGAGGTGACAAGACGGTCAAAGAAGCGTACGGTTATCTCTCCAAACCTCAGGCACGTAAGGTGTATAAACATCTGTATGGTATGCTTGAAGACGCCTGGAAGTACGAACAAGATCGTCGCCCAGGTAGAAAGAAAAAAACTAAATAGTCTCGAATATACAAGGAGACGACTATCTAGTTTCGTTATGTCACCAAAGTAAAGTAAGGAGGAAGACCGATGTTAATTGCGGTTTATGTTTTCGCTCTGATTGGAGCGTTCCTTCTAGGAGGTATGTTCTTCTGGATGGCAAAGGATTACATTGAGGCGTTCATTGACAACGCAGCGTACTCAAAGGCGATTACGCACCCAGAAATGCTAGATGCAGATGGGAATGTCAATCAAGAAGAACTTCTCTACTTGCGTTTTGATGATGACTCTGGTATTATTGACGATGAAGACGACGACTAACTTATGATCCTGGTCGATATGAATCAGGTGATGATTGCGAACCTTATGGTCTCGCTCAATCAATCTGAGGAACTGCAGGAAGGACTGGTTCGTCATATGGTTCTAAACTCTCTACGGGGATACCGTAAGGAGTTCTACAAAACCTATGGCGAACTTGTTTTATGTTATGACAGTAAGCATTACTGGCGACGTGAAGTCTTCCCGTACTATAAAGGTACAAGGAAGAAAGACCGTGCTAAGTCAAAGCACAACTGGGATAACATCTTTGATCTCCTGAATAAAATCAAAGCAGAGTTCAAAGAGCATCTTCCATACAAGGTTCTTGAGATTGATGGGGCAGAAGCAGATGACATCATTGCTGTGCTGTGTAAGCACCAAGGTCTTGCAAACATCCGCCTACAAAACAATATGCAACCAGCAGTCAAGACATTGATTCTGTCTGGTGACAAAGATTTTATTCAACTCAAGAGGTACGGGTACGTTACTCAGTACAATCCTTGTCTCAAGAAGTACATTGAAGGACTTGATCCTAAACTCTACATTGCAGAACACGTAATGAAGGGTGATAGGAGTGACGGTATCCCAAACTTCTTATCCGATGACTCTTGTTTGGTGGAGGGACGTAGACAAAAACCCCTAGCAAAGGTTAAAATTGCAAGGTGGTCTACAATGTCTCCCGAAGAGTTCTGTTATAGTGATGAAACTATGGAGAACTATCGTCGTAATCAACGCTTGATCGATTTTGACTACATCCCAGAAGAGATCTCCGCTAAGATTATAGATACATATGAGTCTGCAAATCCTCCTAGTAGGAAGCACATCTTTACCTATATGGTAGAGCATCAACTGAATGACTTAGTACATTACGTAAGTGAGTTTTAACAATGGCAATGAAACTATTGATTTCTGAGATCCTTCAGAAGGCACACAATGCCAAGACGAAGGCAGAGAAAGTTCGGATCCTGCGAGAAAATAATAGTCAGGCACTCCGATCCCTGTTCATCTGGAACTATGATGACAGTGTAGAGAGCGTCCTCCCTGAAGGTGAGGTTCCCTACAAACCTAACGATGCCCCCTTGGGCACAGAGCACACTCGTCTGGAGACTGAAGCACGTAAGTTCTTCTACTTCATCAAGGGTGGTGCCGACAATATCCCTGGTATTAAGAAGGAGAATATGTTTCTTCAGATGCTAGAGGGATTGTACAAGGATGAGGCAGAGGTAGTCTGTCTAGTCAAGGATAAAAAACTTCAGAAGAAGTACCGTATCACTCTCGCTGTAGTCAAGGAAGCATTTCCGACGATCAACTGGGGTGGTAGGTCCGCACCGACGAAGTGAAATTTATTAAACAGAACTGCACCCCGCAAGATGCGGATGACAAATCTCTACCAACCACTTGCTTCTTAGTAACATATAAAGATAATGGTATCACGTACTATGATCTGGTTATGGCATCTAAACAAGTAGACATTTTTGATTACTACTACGATAAATATCGTGAAGGGTTTATCACTATGAAGCAAGCAGAAGGTCGAGCAAACCCTAAAGTATGGACCCCACCAAAATGAGTATCTACCAATTCAATCTTAAGAAAGAAGAGGAAGAACAAATCAAAGCGGAACTTGAGCAGGAGGAAACTCCTGAACAGAAAGAGTACGTTACTGCTGAAATGGTTGGTGCCTTTCTCGGCACAGTATTTGCAGCACCTCTAGTCCTTATGCTAACCTGGAACTGGTCTTTGCCAGCACTGTTTGGTATCAAGGCAATCAATTATTTCCAAGCAATTTGCTTGGTTGCTATCGTGAGGATTCTTAAAGGATGAGTAAAGTTTGCCTTATCAGCGTCACTCCTGATGCTGAAAAAACTATGGGGTATGTTGCACGTGTAAGCAACCCCAAGAACCAGGACAACCCTAAGGTTGCTGGTCTATTGAAGTATTGTATTGAGCACGAGCATTGGTCTGTGTTCGAGCAAGCATTTATGACGCTTGAGATCAATACATCACGGGCAATCGGAGCTCAAATTTTGAGGCACCGTAGCTTCACATATCAAGAGTTTTCCCAGCGGTATGCTGATGCAGGACTTTTGATGGGTAATGAGATTCCTGTACCTGATCTGAGACTGCAGGACACTAAGAACAGGCAGAACTCTATCGATGCTGTTGATGCAGACACGAAGAAGTTCTTGCAGGGTCGCATTCATCAATACTTCTATGAAGGTATGGACTTGTACAATGAACTTCTTCGTGAGGGAATCGCAAAGGAGTGTGCAAGAATGGTGCTTCCCCTCGCCGTACCGACAAGAATGATGATGACAGGATCAGTTCGCTCGTGGATCCATTATATTAATCTACGTACTGGTCACGGCACACAGAAAGAGCATATGCAAATCGCAGAACTCTGTAAAAAACATTTCGTTTGTCAGTTCCCCATCGTTTCAGAGGCACTTGGTTGGTGTCCACCTGAAGAAGAATGTGGTTGTCCTGATGAATACGATGACCTTCAACCTTGTCTGAGGATTGATTAATGATTCCATCCTATCTCATCGGTTTCTACGTCACGGCAATACTCGCTGCAGTATTTCTTGCAGCGTTTGGTCCTGATGGTGTGGAACGATTATCTATGTGGATCTCAATGGAGATTCGCTATGCTTTTCTGAAGATGAGAATGAAATGGATGGAGATCAAACTTAAACGAGACCTAGATAGGAT